ACCTCATCGCGTATATCTTCTATCGTTCCGATGAGTTGGTCTAGTGCTACTCCTATCTGATGTAGCATTATGAACTTATCCATATTACTTAGTCTTTCGTTTTTCATTGGTTCTCGATTGCTACATCTGTGCGTAACTTGTCTAGTTCTTCAAGGCTTACGCCTGTTGTGAGTCCCATATAACTACTAGCACACGGGTAACAAAAGTTTCTATTAGATACATACTCATAGTTGGGCACCCATATTGGTGTGCCACACTTAAAACATTCTGCTTCTAGGCTAATCATTGATAGTCTCCTCTTGCTCTTGTCCAAACATTTTTTGCCAGCATTCAGGATGAGTGCCAGTAATTATCTGCTCACGCAATGGAGCAGACATAGTCTTGAAACTATCCTGAACAAAATTGCCGCGTAGATAGTGCAGCAACTCGGATTCATCTACCATTATACTGCCTGTCTTGTAGCAGACAGGGCATCTGCGTGTGGCATACAGTGTCATCATTATCTGTTTGCCCTTTCCATTTTTAATATCCTGTAGATATCGTGGTATGCCTGCTCCCATTGATGGGCTTTGTATGCTGCTACTGCTGTCATAGTCATTGTAGATACCAATGCTATGATGATGGCTAGTGTTGTCATATCATCTAAATACATTTTATCTCCTAAAAAGTTGAGCGACTCGTAGCCTGCCTTGTTTGGTACGCTGGGGTCTGTAGTTTCAGAGCAGGGACCGTAGCCCCTGCTCTGAATAGTTTTCTTTTTATGACAGGATTTCTAGTTCTGTCACGATTTGGTTGTCATACCATTTGGAGTCATCGCCTTTTCCACGAACTGTGCTGGTCATAAATCCTGAGCAATTAACAGGGAACTCAGATGTATTCTGAACTTTGTTTTTGAGAATTGCTACCAGTTCTGGGTCATAGATAGTCACGTTGCGTGATGCAATGAAGCGACTACGAATTGTGCCGTCTGGTTGGTATTCCATCTGCGTTGATTTCACTGTTGCTGTTAGGAAATCATCGCGTTCTTTTACGTTTTTGAGTTGTGCGTTGTTGAATTGGAACTTATTTGCTGTAGTCATTGTTGTTATCTCCTTGTAGTTATTGGCGGGGAATCCCCCGTCACATCGTGACGGGGTTCCCCGTTTGGATTAGTTGCAGTTTGGACACACTGCGTATTTGTTGCATACTAGATGGCAGGCGGGGCATATCGTTTCGCCTGGTGTGATAGTTAGGGAAGTTTCTAAGTCCATAAACCTATCTGTTAGGTTTGAGATAGGGTCAAGGAACTCGTGCCGATAGTCGCCGTCAATATCTTCAATGACTAGATACTCACGAATTGTATCTTCTGTCATTTTTGCCCTGACTTTGTATCGTTTGGTTCGCTCTGATATTTTGATTACAGAGCCAACCCAATCGTGACCGCTCTCTGCTTCGCTTGCGATAGAGAGCGGTCTTTTTTCTCCTACCGAGCCTGATGTTGCTATGGGGATATCTACTCTTGCTTTTGTATTGTCATCAATTTGTAGATAGTGGTGTTTGTAGTAGTAGTCATAGGCTTCATCGTTTGTTAGATGGGCTTTGACTACTAGATTTACATATTGCGTTTCAGCGCAGTCAGCGCACATTACGTCCTTTGTATCTAATACAGATACTAGGTTAAGACCAGCCAGACAGGTAGCACACTGGCTGGTCTCAGATATACCAAGGGATTCAGGCATTTGCTATCACCCTGATTTCGTAATACATACCGCAATAACAGCGAGGTTGGAGACCTAGTTCATATAGACCAAGTTCATCAACCCAAAAGACTTCATCGCCATTTGGGCAAGTAACTTCCCAAGTTGGTCCAGACAAGGGAGACTTACGCAGGTCCAGGAGTTTCTTAGTCATAACTTCCTTCCTATATACGAGTATCTCTCATATATACTTTCCTTAAAGTCAAATCTGTCAAGCAGGGCGTTTTTCCCTGCTTGATAGATTTGATAATTCTTTTATCTTATTTTACTTTATCTTTCAGAATCCTAATTATTATATCTCCGTGGCATAAGGCAGGGTGGCAGTAGCACACTAAATCCTTATCTTTCAGCCCATCTAGCCAGTTCGGCTCCCTGCTTAATCGCCATAGAGCATAGTGATAGAACTTATTCACTACGGTTTTTCTATCACCATCTTTACCCATAATAAATGGATTACCATAAATACTACCCCTGCCAATATATATAGCATCTTTAGGGTTTTTTCCCTGCTTATATACTCTATTCATCATTATCCTTTCAACATAGGTATCTCCTATATCTATATCTATCTTCTAAGTCAAAGTTGTCAAGCAGGCGCTTTTTCTGCTTGATAACTTTGATATTGATTTTTAATTTTATTTATTAATCAGCCTGCCAGAGACAGATAGTTATGGCGCCAGACAGCCAGTAGGCAGGCAGGGAAATAGTTTTCTGCTACACGCCTATCAGAACTGTATAGATAGGCTATCTGCTCGTATAGTTCTATATAGTTCTGACCCTAGACTTATTAAAGTGACTTGTTACTACGTACTGTAACTCCAAAAAAGATTTTTCCGTACAGAGCCTATGCCCCTGCTCTGTCCTATTTTGTCCTGATTTAACTGTTATTTGTATAACAATTTTGTTATAAACCGTTCGGAATGGCTGTTTGAACGGATTAATACTATATAGGGGCACAAAGTGCCCACAGACAGTAGCAAGCCTTTAGGGCTTGCGTTACAGACTGTATCTCTATCTGTATCTGACAGGCTGTACAGACTATTGCAGATGGGATGATACTGTGACTTTCCAGAAAGGTAATAACCCTAGGACAAAGGCTATGGCTGAAGCCAAGGCCAAAGTCTTGGCCCTGGTATCTGAGGGTATGCCAGTGGCAAGGGCTATGGAACAGTTGGGCAAAAAGCCAGATACTGTCCGTATTTGGATTTCCAGAGATAAACAGTTTGCTCAGGATTTGGCTGATGCCAAAGACAGCGCTAAAGAGAACTCCCTAAAAGCGCTAGGGGTAGCCCGTGAGGATGTATCGTTCCCACAGTTCTCTCAGATGTTTTTAGACCAAAGGGTGTTTCCACACCATCAGGACTGGATTGACCTTCTAGAGGGCAAAGACCCTAGTTGGCTTCACCCTAATATGATTTACGAGCCTGGCGATAAACATCGCCTCCTTGTAAACGTGCCGCCTGAGCACGCTAAGTCCACCGTGATTACGGTGAATTACTCTACCTACCGCATCGCGCTAAATCCCAATGTTAGAATCATCGTAGTTTCTAAGACGTTAATCAAAGCACGGGAATTCGTGTACGCAATAAAGCAAAGGTTAAGCCACCCGCGCTGGTTGAAGTTGCAGACAACTTTTGGACCAGAAGGGGGATGGAAAGAAGACTCTGATACCTGGCGTGTTGATACCGTCTATCTGGGTAACGATGCTCGTGATTCATCTGAAAAAGACCCGACTATCCAGGCACTCGGTATGGGGGGTCAAATCTATGGTGCCCGTGCCGATTTAATTATTCTTGATGACTGTATAACCACAGCCAATGCTCACGAACACAGCAAGCAGATTAACTGGCTACAGAAAGAAGTTATTACCCGTCTGGGTAAGAATGGCAAGTTATTGGTAGTAGGGACCCGAATTGCGCCAAATGATTTTTATAAAGAACTCCGCGACCCGAAGCATTGGTCAAGCGGTAAAAGCCCATTTACGTATATGGGTATGCCTGCTGTTCTACAGTATGCTGATAAGCCAAAAGACTGGACAACGCTCTGGCCTAAATCGGATGCTGCCTGGAATGGCGATGCGGACACCCCAGATGAGGAGGGACTATATCCTAAGTGGGATGGTCCGACCCTTGCACGGCGCAGAGGCGAAGTTACTCCGTCTACGTGGGCTTTGGTCTATCAGCAAGAAGATGTAACTGAAGATTCTATATTTCCACCTGACTTAGTTCAGGGTTCTTTGAATGGGATGCGTAAGCGCGGTCCGTTAAGACCTGGCGCTGCAGGACATCCTGCTCAAGTAGAAGGCTATACCGTGGTTGGGTTTGACCCTGCTATGGGTGCTGGTCGTGCTGCATTTGTGGCTATGACCTATAACAGGATAGATGGAAAGATTTATGTGTTGGACTGTCTGGATATGGCAGAGCCAACCCCGCAAAAGATTAGGCAAGCAATTGAAGAGTTTGTTCAGAAGTATAAACCGCAGGAACTCCGCGTTGAAATCAACGCCCATCAAAAAGCCTACGCCCTTGACTCAGACCTACAACAATGGCTGGCATCTTATGGTGTTCGCCTCAATGCTCACTTCACAGGAAAAAACAAATGGGACACAAACTTTGGTGTCGCATCTATGTCCACACTTTTCGGAACGACAAGCGATGGCAAGCATCAGAAGAACAACACCATTGAACTGCCTAGCACTGAAGGTTCTGAAGGACTTAAGGCTTTAACACAACAGTTAATTACCTGGAGGCCCGATACTAGAGGTAAGACTGACTGCGTGATGGCGCTATGGTTTGGCGTCATTAGATGCCGTGAGTTTATGCAACAGAATTCTGTGGTGCAAAGGTATGCCCATAATCGTTGGGCTACAAGAGCGCAAGCACAGAAACGTTATAGTGTTAATTTAGATGAGATGGTTGCTGAGCAATGGCAGCAAACATACGGGTAGGATTAAATGGCAAAAAAAAATCCATTAAATAAAAATTTAAAAGAAGTCATTAAGGAATTGCCTAAGGCTCCTGGTGGAAATGTTGCTCAGCCACGACCATTAGTTCCTGGTGGTATTCAAGGCGGACCACCTTTAGTTACTTCCTCTATTCCAGGTGCTATTCCTAGGGGTCCTTCTGGTGAAGTATTTACAAAGAGCGACCCTGCTCGTGATTTATTTAAGTTTTATAAAACTGGTGTAGATAGACCTTTAGAGATGCCACCAGAGCCAATTGATACAAAAACAATTAAAGAAACCAAAGTAAAGCCTACTGGCCCAAAAGGTTTTAAAAAAACTCAAGAACGTTTAAAAATTGCGGAAGGCGTGCGTGGTGGAACTATTGGTGGGATGTCAAGAGCCCCTGGTTCTAAACCACCAGTTACACAACCATTTGTTATTAAATTACCTGATGGAAGTTTTGTTTCATCATTAGGTAGTCCTATGTCAATTGAAATTGCCATGGAGCGTGCTCAAAGAAAACAATCTTTAGAGTTTATTCAAGAGTTAGTTAGAGATACTTTTGTTGTTGAACGTGGTGGAAAATCAACTATCTATCAAAGCGAAACGGGTAGTCCTAAAGCAGGAATAGTAAGTAGGGCAGAAGAACAATTAATTATGCGTGCTGCTCAAGAAGCAAGAGATATTCTTGCTGATATAGAAGCAGCCATTGCTGAAGCGTCATTAGAAAAAGATATTAATGTGCGTCAAGTAACTGGTGAAATTGACCCTAGGGCTGAATCTGTAATGCAAAGTGAAACTTATTCTAGGCTTGAACAAGGTACCCTGTCTATGTCGGCTAAAGAAAAAAAAGCCGCAGCAGAGAGGAAAGCCTTAGAATTTGAAGCAAAAGAAAAATTAAGACTATATGAAGAAAGTAAATCAGGAACTCCACTTGGTATTAACCAACCCGTTAAACCAGAAAAAATAACTATTCATTCAGGTGGTGCTATTGGTGCTGATACTGAATGGGCTAACATAGGCAAAAAAATTAAAGCAGATGTTATAGCACATTCATTTGTTGGGCATAAAACAACTGGCGGTGTTCCGTTTGTTCATAGTAAAGCAGAACTTAAAAGAGCGGATGTTTTACTAGAAAAAATAAATAAAGATTATTTACCTAACAGAAGGTTTAATACTGCAAAAGAATATGTTAAAAATCTTTTACGCCGTAACTATTATCAAATAGTAGACTCTGAAGCATTGATTGCAGCAGGTAAAGTAGAGGATGTTCCTAATTTAGGTAAAAGAGTAAGCGGTGGAACTGCTTGGGCTTTTTATATGGCAGTAGAAACAGGTAAGCCTGCTTATATTTTTAACCAAACGGATAATCAATGGTACAAAGGTGAAGGCAAAGAACTTGTAAGGGTAGATGCTTCTTCTATTCCACGTTATACAACAATTGCTGGAGTAGGCACTAGGGACTTAAATGATGCTGGGAAAAAAGCCTTAAACGATTACGTTAATAATACTATTGCTAAACCAACAACTGTTAGTAAGTTTCCAATAATTACTCCTAAGGGAATGTTAGGTTTAGGAGTTTTAGGTTTTGCCATAGATGTCTATTCTTTATGGAAGCAATTTGAAGAAATGACTATGCAAGAAAAACAAAGACTACAACAAGAAGCAATGAATTAAGGATGGCAATGTTATCAATTGAACAAATCTCAGCCCGCGTTGAGAACTTACGTCAACGTGCTGCAGGGCGCGACTCACGCCAACAAGACGTCCTTGCTGTTCGTAAGGGAAACATTGCTGGTGTTTATCCTGATTTCTTTCCCGAAGGTGTAGATGCAAATGTCGTTGCAAATTTTGTTGATGTTGTTGCTAGAGACCTATCTGAGGTTATGGCGCCTTTGCCTGCGGTCAACTGTTCCGCGGCGAATCAAGCGAATGACCGTGCTCGTAAATTTGCTGATACACGTACCCGTATTGCTGCTAATTATTTTGCTCATTCGGACCTACAGGTTCAGATGTATACAGGAGCCGATGTATACATAACATTTGGTTTCGTTCCTTTCATAGTTGAATTGGACGAAGAAGCAGGGCTGCCGCGTATCCGCATAGAAAACCCAGTGGGCGCTTACCCAGAGTTTGACCGCTATGGTCGCTGCATTGCCTTTGCAAAACGCTACTACATGCCTGTCAGCGAGGTCGCTGCACAGTTCCCTGAGTACGCGAATATATTGCTTGGTAAAGAAATGTACCGAGCGAATATGTCTACACAGATTGAAATAATTCGTTATTATGATAACGAGCAATCCGTGCTATATGTTCCTGAACGCAACAACCTATTGTTATCTTCTGTTAATAACCCTATTAACAAGATGATGGTAGTTGTTGCCAAGAGGCCATCTATTGATAATGAGATGCGCGGTCAGTTTGATGACGTGCTAGGTATTCAGTTGCTTCGCAATAGGTTCGCATTACTTGCGATGGAAGCAGCGGAAAAATCTGTGCAGTCTCCAATTGTACTGCCTGCTGATGTCAATGAATTAGAAATGGGTGGCGATGCTGTTATCCGCACCGCCAACCCTGCTGGTGTTCGCCGTGTTGATTTAAATATCCCACCTGGAGCATTTACTGAACAGGCTTTACTACAGCAAGAACTAAGAACTGGCACCCGTTATCCAGAGGGACGTACTGGAAATATTGACGCCAGCATCATTACGGGCCAAGGCGTACAAGCCCTTATGGGTGGTTTTGACACGCAAATTAAGTCTGCTCAGGCTATCTTTGCTTCAACATTGCGAGATGTAATATCTATTTGTTTTGAAGTAGATGAGAAGTTTTTTGATTATGAGAAGACTATCCGTGGTGTAGATGCTGGTAGCCCGTATCAGATTACCTACAAGCCAAGTAAAGATATCAAGAAAGATTACTCAGCCGATGTCCGATATGGAATGTTGGCAGGGCTTAACCCAGCACAGGGTCTTATCTTTATGTTACAAGCATTGGGTGGCGGTTTGATTTCAACAGACCTTGCTATGCGTGAATTGCCATTTGGTATTAACGTAACTCAAGAACAAGAAAAAATTGAAATTGAAAATATGCGTAAGTCGTTAGTTCAATCTCTGCAAGCCTATACTCAATCTATCCCACAGATGGCTACACAGGGCGCAGACCCATCAATGGTAATTAAGAAAATTGCTGATGTTATCAAGTCACGCCAGAAAGGCGTAGCAATTGAAGACGCTGTTGAAGAAGTCTTCGCTCCAGAATTACCTCCTGCTGGTGCTCCTCAGGTTGAGCAAACGTCCCCTGCTCTCGTTGCGCCAGTAGGAGGCGCTGCTGCTATACCATCATTACAGACTTTATTATCTAGTTTAACGGCAGGTGGACAGGCAAGCGCTAGCGCAAGAACCGCTATACGGAGGTAACTATGGCACCGCGGAAAAAGAAACCACAACGCACATGCAAGCCGCGTACTGTAGCAAACGAAGAATACACAGAGTTAGAAATGTATTGCATCTGGCTTAATGAATACTATAAGTCTTTACTTAAGGCAGGATTTAGAAGCGAGTTAGCATTAAGTTTTGTAATGGAAAAATCTTCTTACCCAAGTTGGGTAGCGTATAAAGCGCCTACTGATGAAGAATTAAAAAGATATCTAGATGAAGGGGACGAGGATTAATGGCTAAGGGCGGATATAGACCTACTGCACCACAAAACAATCCTATGAATATTTCTCCTATGGGTGGCGATGGGCAAAATGGAACTCAGGCTGCTAGATATATTCCTGGTTTTAATTATGGAGAAGGTCAGGCTACTTATAACCAACAAGTTGCTGCTCCTATGCGTGGAGAATCTAATCCACTAATGTTACCTATTACAGAGTTAACTGCTCCCACTAGCAATCCTAATCAACCAATAACAGCAGGTGTTGACTTTGGTCCTGGTCCTGGTTCAGAGGTTATTAATTTGCCCAATGCTCAACCAACTGTTCTTAGTACTTTGCGACTAATAGCACAAAATGACCCAACTGGAGAAACTGATTTAATTTTTCAGGCATTACTTGAAAGAGGTTTATAGTGCCAGAAATTGTTGACCCTGCTGTAGCAGAGTTAAATCCCAATTTATATGACGCTGCTGTAAAATCTGGTCTTAATCCAGCAAACGCTAAAGTATTAAATCAATTTGCTAAACAATATAAACTAGGCAAAAAATTTATATCTATGGGAGATGTAAAAGGTAGACAAGAATTTTTAGATTTAGACCCTCAAGTTAAACAAAATATAAGGGCTTTGTTTCCAGAAAGAAAAATATTTGCTGAAGAAAAAAGTTTTTTAAGAGAATTTTTAGAAGGCATAGTTAGTATTCCTGTAACTGGTTTAAAAATTATAGGAAGTCCTTTTATCAAAGGTTTAGAACTTCTTGAAAATTGGGACAAGACTGTAAAAGCAGCAAATTATTCTGTTCCTCGTCAAGCAGGAGAAACACGAGAAGCAAAAAAATTAAATCTGCCAGTAACACAACGAGTAGATTTTACTCCTGGTGTATTGCGGGATATTTATGATGGCAAAAATAATTGGCAATGGGAAAAAGTTGCTCTTTATGAAGACAAATATGGAGTGCCATTAACAACATTAGCACGTGCTATGGCAGAAAATAGAACCGTAGAAGGAGCAATAGACTTATACGGAAATGCTGATGAACAAATAATGCAGGCTATTGTATTTATGTATGACAATCCTAAAAAATTTGAAGAAATAAAAGACGCATTAAAAGTTGATGCACAAATTTCGCCAGGTAGAGATTTTGTTAATGATGTAATTCTTTCTGGTAAAACAGTAGATGGCAATTTTTGGGGCAATAAAGCATTAAGTCTTATAGGTATGGATTTAACGACCAGAAAAGGTATTACTAAAGCAAAAGAATTAGTGTCTGGACCTATAGATGGATTTTATACAATCTTTGGAGACCCTCTTACTTATATTGGTTTAGGCATTCCTACTGTTGCAAAATTAATGGCTAAAGGTGTTAGCGGTATAGAAGTAGGTTTAAAGCAAGCCTTTAAAATGTCTGCTTTTAAAACCAAAGGTCAACGTTTAGCAGAACAATTTAAGTTTGTATCTGAGCGTCAAGGAATTGAATCTGGTTATGCTTGGTTATTTAAAGAACCTGATGTTAAAAAATTGTGGGATGACCAACTAGGTCCACGTTTAGAACAATTTAAAAAAGCAGATGATGCCGTAACAAAGGCTTCAGTATTAGAATCTATGCGTTTTGATTTTCCAGAGTGGTATAACGAATCTGTAATAAAAACATTAGCAAATGGTTTAAAAACTTTTGATGCTAACGGAGCCCAAGAATTTTTTACTCACGTTGATGATTCTTTAATGATATTAAATGGACGAGTTAACGGAATTAGTTTTAGACGTAATGGTATTCCTTCGGCACGTAGGTCAAGATTGGTAACATCCGCTGTGCATAGAATGGCTTATTCTATTTTTAATCCATCTAGTGAAATAGATATTACTGCAAAAGAAATTCTTGAACAAAGTCAAGGTTTAGTAAAAGATACTTTTCAAATAATTACTAAAGTTGCTAGCAATGAAAATAAATTGCTTAATACTGAAATTAATGATATTTTTAAAATTCAAAAAGATATTACAGGCGCTAGACGTATAGCGTACAAACTTGGTGTTGCTGCATCTAGATTACCTGGCACTGTATTTTTAGGACCAGATGCTATTCTATCTGCAGATAATATTCGGAATACAGCAAATCTTGTTCTTCCTAAAAATATAGCAAATCCTATTACGTTAATGCTTTTAGATGAAACAGTGGATGTTCAAATGACCGCAATGCGTAATATGCATTATGCGTATATGAAACGTCTTGGTTTAGAAGAAACTGATATTTTACAAATTTTAGAAAAAACTTATAATGGAACAGCAGGATTTACTAGCGTTCCAGATTTACCAGTTGCTGGACAATTTTTAGCACAAATGCATCCTATGGCTGTTAATGTAATTAATGATGTAGGAACTTTAGCAGCGTCAGGTGCTATACAGCCAGCACAATTAACTAAAGCAATTGGTCAATTACCTTTTGATACAATTTATCAATTAGCATCACAGGCTAAGTTAAAAACCTTAACTAAAGGCACTCGTGCTAAAGGTGTAATTTATGGACTTAATGGCCTTGCAAGAAGTAGCGCTGCTCGTATTTGGAATAATAACTGGGCTACCTATACCTTGGTCCCACGTTTAGGTATTCGTACTAACGTAGATGAGGGTTTTTTCTATTATTTAACTAAACCTATTAGTGATTTAATGAATATAGTAGCAACTAAATTTCAAAAAGACATTAAAGGAATATCTGCAGTAACTGGCAGTAGTAGCGCAATAGGGCCCTGGAAAGGCTCTGCCTATTATCTTGCTAGTAAATATAATATAACTATAAATGGTAGACCATTTGACCCAAGGCAAATTCTTACTGCTCCAGAAAGAGCAGAGTTAGCAGAAGGCATAAGGGCTGGTTTATCTAAAGACGTAGGATACGAAGTTCCTTTGTCGGAGGTTGCTCCACTTGTTATTAAAGATGCTATTTTATCACGAATAGAAGAAGTATTAAAAGTAGACAGTGAAGGTTGGGAAAATTGGAAAAAAATATTCCGTCACAATTCTAACTTTTCCGATAGTTTAATTTCATCTATGGGTGCTAGAGATTTAATAGTAGGTAAATTTGATAGAGATTTTTTTGATTCTATATTTGATGTAGACCAGTTATCTTTGTTTATAAAAGAAATGGGTTTAGAAAAGTTAAGCCGATACTCTCCTAAAGAAATAAAAAAACTTAGTGAGCAAGAAATTGGTATTGCTACTTGGGATAATTTCTTACTTAGATTTGGTTATAATCAAGTTAAGATTCTTCCCAATGCTTATTTAAATCCAGTAAATGTTTTTTATAATAATGATGGATTAAAAACTAATTTAGATTTTGCTAAAGCACGTACTGATTTAATGGAACAAATGGATGCTAGTTATAATGAAGTAACTGGCGTTTATGATATTTTAAATAATGGAGCACGTCTAAAAGCATCGTTAAATAATTTTAGCGAAACTCTTTACTTTAGACAAAAGGGTTTGAGCGATGTTGAAATTGCACGTATTTATGCAGAACGTATGCTTCAAGATATGCGTTTTACTTTTCACGGTAGCGCTGATGGATTTAATCAAAAATTATTTGATTTAATGAATGTTAAATATAAAGAAGTTATCAAAGCAGCAGCACGTCAAGGCAAGTCCCAAGTTACTGCTTGGTCTCGTGCTGCTAGTAATTTAAGTTGGAAAGAGTATGATGAGGCTACTGTGGGTATGCGTCCTGTTTCAGGATATATAAATACCCGTATTCAAAGCAGTGGTAAAGTTTCTGATTTAGATGGCCTTAAAGAAGACCTTGACAATATTGCTAAAGTCTTTGAAAAGTTTCCTGATAAGGCATTAGAGATGATGGACCGTCAAGTTACTGGATTTTTTAGATTACCTGCTATGAAAGTAGCAGTTGATAAAGGTTTTAAAGATATTAAACCTTATGAAGCAATGCTTATTGCTAGACACAAAAGTGCAATTTTAAATAACAATCCTTCAATAAGTGAAGATATAGCAGAAGAACAAGCAAAACTTATAGCAGAAAAAACAACGACTAATATTGTTGTAAATCAGGCTACTGATGCAGTATTAGAGTTTGTAGACAACCCTACTATACGTTCTAATTTTGCTATGTCTATACGTTATTTAGGAAGATTCGTTAGAGCAACGGAAGATTTTCATCGCCGTGTTTATCGTTTGTATAGCAATGAAGGTCCTCGTGCTTTATTTAGAATGCGTTTACTTAATTATGGTTTAGAAAATTTTGGTGGAGTTTATGAAGATGAAAAGGGCGATGAGTATTTAACTTTTCCTACAGATATTGTTATGAACTCTGCAACTCAAAAATTAATGAGAGTTTTTACAGGAGATGAAGGATTTAAGGTTGGTGCTTTTAATAATTTTGCTATTAAGTTTCGTTTAATTAATCCTTCTTTTGCTCCTGATGCAGGACAGCCAGCCTTTGCTGGTCCAATATCAGGAATATCAATTATATTGGCAAAAGCATTTCTTCGTGATTTACCAGTAGTAAGTATTTTCTTGACAAAAAATTGGGAAGATAAAGTCTACCCTTTTACAAGTCAAGTATCTGATTTTCTAGATATGTTTGCAATGGGGCACATTGGAAAAAATACTGACTTAGGAGAATTAATGAAAGTTTCTATGCCAATGCTAGCAAGTGTTGGATGGGAAACAGTTAAGTCTACTGAAAAAAATAAAATAAAAACAAATTATGTTTTACAAGGTTCATCTTATTTAGAAGCATTTGGAAATGGTTTGCCCGATAATGCAAATGCCGAAGAAAAAAAACAATATTTATATCGTCTTAAAATAGCAGCAGATAATTTAGCCTTTGGTCAGGCTATGCTAGGTATGATTAGTCCAGGTTATCCTACTCTTAAAGATGCTAAAGGATTGCCAGATTTTATTAAAGATAATGGCATAAGTACTTGGAGTTCTGCGTTTTGGGATATTTATAACGGTATATTAAAATCTGATGAAGAAGTTTCTAATCCATTTGAATTAGCGTTGGCTACATTTATAGGAAAAAATCCTGGCAAAATTGTTTACACAATACCCCGTAACGAAAAGGCTTCTCGTGTATTTATTAATAAAACCAATAAACTAAAAAAATGGGCTACAGACAATAGAAGATTTGTAGATACCTACAGTAAGTCTGGCATTGGATATATATTTGCCCCTAAAGTAGGAGATTATAATCCTGATGTTTATAACTGGATGGAAGCAGCAGGTTTAGTTAAACAACCAGACTTAATGAATTATCTTGAAAAAATTCAAATAGCCACAGACAAAGAAAAATATTTTTCAATACGTAAAGCACTTGATGAAAAACTTGCTGTTACTGGTGACTACACAGAAAGAACTAAATTAATAGCCTTAGCCCAAAGAGAACAACAATTACTTCTTATTTCTAATCCAGAATTAGAAGGAGCCTTGTTAGATTCTGATAATAAAGGCGACTTAAACGAAATGTTAAGAGACCTTGGTGCAGCAGTTAATGATAAAAATACTCCAATAGCCAAAGAAACAAGAATGGCTATGCAGTTAGCGGTAGAACAGGTTCGTTCTTTTATTGAGTTTTCCGATAACTCTGTAAATAAAAGAACTTATTCTTTTAGCGATGATAGACAACGTTTAAAAAATGAAGTTATGGCAATACTTGGCGAGTTGGCTTTTGACCCAGCGGTAAAAGAAGCAACTCGTTTAATATTTGTTCCATTACTAAATAAGTTCTCTCGTGATGCTCTTACCGCATCCGTAGAAAGGGATTAATAATGGTAGACCAATCACCTGAAGCGGCTAAAAATCGCGGTGAGCAAGAAGCAACAGCAAAAGCAACTGCTACTAAAACCCAACGTGACCGTTTAGCCAAGCAATTAGCAGACCTTCAACGCAGGTTTGGAAAAGATGGCGAAGATATTGGTGAATTAATTGTTGGTACTGATAAATATAATAGATTAATTCTTTTTGAAAATGTTTACGGCAAAGATGGTCAATTATTAGACAGATATGAAAGATATTTTTGGATTAAACCTGATGGTATAGATTTTAAAATTATGACTGCTTCTCAGGTTATTAAAGAAATAAAATTAAATTATAAAAATAAACTAGAAGTTTTGCGTAAGCAACTTTATGACAAAAACTTTATGGATAAAACTGAATTTACCACTAAAGATGAAACTGCTTTAAATCAAGCAATTCTTTTAGCGGCTAGAAATCATAGTGTAACTCAAGCACAATCATTTACAATAGATGGAAAAACTAAATTTACTCCTTTTAGCAAATGGATAACTGGTTTAGGAACAAGACCTGGTGATGAAGCAGATTTACCATATCGTGATATTAATTTACAGGATAGGGATGTAATAGAAGCAATTGTAAAACAAGTTTATCAAAATACAACTGGCAATATGATTGATGATGCATTTCTTAAACAAGAAACAGACCGTTATCAACAACAAATTAAAAAAGGAACTTTAACAACTACTGATAAAACAGGCAAAGAAAGAGTTGTTACAACTACTAAACCTTTTAGTCAAGCCCAAGTAGAAGCAGAATTACCCAAAAGAATTCAAAAGGAAGACCCAAGGGCTATGGATGCTAAAAAGAGTTTTGATTTTTTAGCATTTATAGATAATCTAGGAGGGCAGATACTGTAATGGCAGATGAAAAGGGTCAAGCAGCCGCTCTTGCTTTAGGTATTACTGAAGTTGTTATTAAAACATTTCCTGAACTGCAATTAGTATTTGATTTATTTGCTGCTGGGAATATAGCAGATGCACGTATAGCCTATTTTAATACTAATTATTTTAAAGAGTTAACTGGTTCTGCTCAATCTCGTAAGACTAAACAACAGACTCAGCCTGGTGTTTATGCACAAGAGTTTGATGCTTGGAAACAGGCTCAAAGAGTTAGGTTAATTTCTAAAGGGTTTATGTATACCCCTGAAATAGAGGCTTTACTTGAAGGCTCGTATCTTAAAGGAGATTCAGACCTTCAAGTAGAAATGACAATTCTTAACTCTGGCAAGATGGGTGCAAATATAGGTGGTAGTTCTTTAGGAACTGTTAATGCTCTTAAGACTTATGCAGAAGACCAAGGCATTGGATATATTTTACCTAAAAATTATTGGGATAAGGTAAGCATAGGAGTTCTTGATGATACTTTAACTAAAGAATCTATAGAAGAAGAACTTAAAGGTTTTGCCATATCTGCATATCCTGCTTATGCCAAGGGCATAGAAGCAGGTCGGTCATTTAATATGCAGACTTCAGCGGCTAGACAAACAATGGCTAATCTATTAGAAAAAGATGTAGATACTATTACAAATGATAATCCTTTATTTAAAAAAGTAACTGGATATGTAAACCCTAAGACTGGTGCTTTTGAAATTATGCCTTTATGGGAAGTAGAAAAACTTGTTAAGTCTTCTGACGATTGGTTATATACAAAAAATGCTCAGGCTACCTTTGATAGTTTTGGAAGAAGTGTAATGAGAGATTGGGGGTTGGCATACTAATGGCTGACGAACAGGAAAAACGCCGTGCCCGTCAAGCAAAAGAATATGCCGCTGCCGCTAATAAACCAATTTCACTCGCAGATTCTTTAACGGCGCTTCAAGCGGATATTGCAAAAAGTAAAGAAACAGTTAAAGCAAAAAATATAGAAATACCTACAATTAAATTTGAGATGGCTGCTGATGCTGGCGATGTTGCTGGTATGACCGCCGCTGCTAAAGAAATTGCAAAGGCATCTGGGTATGGACCTTTTCAGACAAAGACCTTTGTTGAAACAATAGTAAAACAAAATACGCCTGCTCCTGTTGTAACCTCTACAAATGCAACTACTTTTAATCCTTATACTTCAGTTACTACTGTTACCCCAGTAGTTACAAGTACTCCAGTAGTTACGGCTACACCTACAGGTTTAGACGCTGCTACATTGGCATTAATTCAATCTTTACAGACTCAAATAGCCTCATTAACTGCAAATACACAGCAGGCTGCTATAGACAGAGCAGCAGTAGAGGCAGCGGCTAAACAACAAAAAGCCCAAAATGCTATTACTGTTCTTACCGATAGATTTAAACGTTATGGTTTGGCAAGTTTAGTTCCTAAAATTAGGGAACTTGCTATTAGTGGTGCTAGTGAAGATACTATTGCTTTACAATTGCAAGAAACCGAAGAATATAGACAACGTTTTAGTGCTAACGAAGAGCGTATTAAAAAAGGTTTAAGAGTTCTTGACCCTGGTACATATCTTGGTCTTGAAGATAGATATCGTCAAATAATTAGAGCATATGGATTAAAAGACTTTGATAATGATTCTTATGTAACTCAGTTTATTAGCAACGATATAGCGCCTGAAGAATTATCTAGCCGTGTAGTTACTGCAGTTCAAAGAGTTCGTAATGCCGACCCAGCAATTACAAAAACACTGCGTGATTATTATGGTATTGGCACAACCGATTTAGTTGCTTATGTTCTTGACCCTAATCAACAATTCCAAAAGATAGAACGTCAAGTAGCGGCTGCGGAAATTGGCACAGCGGCACGTAAACAAGGGCTTGAAGCGGGTGTTAATGTAGCGGAACAACTAGCAGCACAAGGTATTACACAGGCTGAAGCACAGCGTGGCTATGCAACTATTGCAGATATTCTTCCAACTACTCAAAAATTATCAAACATTTATGATAAAGCATTGCCATCATACGGCTTAGCAGAAGCAGAGCAAGAAGTATTTAATACTCTTGCTTCAGCACAACGTAAACGTAGGGCACTTGTTGAGAGAGAAACAGCAGAGTTTGGCGGGCAAACTGGTACGGCTAGAACTAGTTTAAGTAGCCAACTAGGCGGAACATACTAAGAATCCCGACACGGACCGACCAGCCCCGTGCGGTGTACAAGACTGGTAGCAAGAGCCAGCCTATCTTCCCCTGGATAGAACTGTGGCTTGCGACTAACTACTAATAGAAGGGTGGTTGCTATGAGCAACAACTACTGGGATGAAGAAGACGAAGACCAAGATACAGAAGTAAATCTGTCTGGTGATGACCTTGTTAAGAAATTACGCAAGGCAAAACGTGCAGATGAAAAACGTATCAAGGAACTCACTGAGCAACTTGAGGGTTTAACCAAGGCGCAGCGTGAGAGGGTCGTCAAAGAAGTCCTGGAAAAGAAAGGCATTAACGCCAAGGCTGCACGCTTTATCCTT